CTAATGTAATAATGATAGTAGGAACAAATGCCCTTTGTTCTAATGCAAGAGAGTTATCAACACCATCTACATCGACTCTTCTACTAAATCTACCATTTTTTGTATCTGATACGATGATGTTTTCTACAGCAACTTCTCCGAAAAAGATGTGACCTGATGGGTGAACAATATCTTTAACTACTGACCTATATTCATCGATTGCTTTACCAACTTTAATAACATATGAATGTGATTGATAGAACTTACTATCTTGTATGTTTGATGTGCTGTTAGATGCGTAACCCTTTTCTCCTAAGAAGTTATCTAAGATAACACCTTCTCCAGCAAACTCACCTCTAGCATCATATGGGTCAAACTCAATAACTTTAAAACTGTCTGTATTTGCGTAAGTTACTTTCTCATCTTTTTGGAAAGTACCATTTCTTGTTGTAAACTTAAGTATGTTTCTTTGTGCATCGAATGATACAACACTACCTGTTGCACCAGATGTTTCACCAGTAAAGACTACATCTTTACTTAATGAACCAACTGTAGTTGGTGTTGTAATCATTATATTAAAGAATGAATTATTACCAAGGATTGCATCTTCATCAAAGTTGTAACCTTGATTTGTAAATCTAACTTTTTCCACACCACCAATTTGTGATGACCAAGCAAAGAGTTTTGCACCTGTACCTGCTGTAACGTTTGCGAATGTACAAGCTCTTTCGGTTGTTGATGAACCACCTTCTATAATTTCTTCTGTAAACTCACCAGTATCTGTTGATAATCTTTTGATGACCAATCGCTTGTTTTTTGTATCAATACGTGATATAATACCAGTTGCATTTGAAGATTGTCCTGTTACAACTTCACCCACTGTATAATCTGAAACGTCATCAAAGTATAGATAACCACCTGGGAATACTCTTGGTAATTTTTGATAACCAGCACCACCATTTGTGATAATAATTCGTCTGATTCTCTGGTCAGATGACTCTAACATAATTGGGTCGGCATCTTCTTCAACAAGTCTGCTGAACTCTGATACTATTTCTACCCTCTCACCACCACTTGGTGTAGGTGAAGATGAGAAGACAACTCTATCGAGTTTTTCTTCGAAACTAGTTTCTGCTTGTTCTATACCATCGACAAAGACTTTAACCTTTAAACCATTCAATGCGATTGGTTTATCATTTAAATCACGAATACTATTTCCGTTACTGTCAACACCACCAAACGTTGTTTGTCCTGCTGTTGCGATTAATTCGTATTGGTCTAATGCACTTGCATTTTCTAAAGTGATTTCATCACCGACTGCTGAGATGATTGCTTCTGCACCACCACCTTCAGTACCTTCATCTTCGAAGATAATAATATCATTTGCTGAATATCCTTCGCCACTTTCTTCTAAGTATATCTCTTCAACTGGTCCTCTTGATAGACCTGCAACAATACCTATTGCATCAACTTCCTCTGTATCTGTTTTTGAACCAGTAAATCTTATTTGGTCGTTTAAATCATACATCGAACCAATCGTTGGTTTCTCATATAATAAACCAGAACCAGTTTCTAGTAATAAGTCACCAGCATCGTCTTCTAAACCAAAGTATGTTGATGTATCTGATTTAATTACACCTGATACAATACCTTTTACTGTTCCTTGATATGCTGTTACGCCATCTCTGTCTTGTAGTGTAACTCTTTTGTTTGGTTGAAAAGTTCCTCTATGTGTATCTGATATTGACAGTGAATACTGTCGATTAGTTGAACTAATAATGTTGACTTGCTCTACGACTGCCTCTGCATCGACTAGAGTTGTGTCGACTTCGTTGTATTGTACGATTCTATCCGTTGCTTGTGGCGTACCACCTGCGTCCATAACGACAAACATTCTTCTGTCTTCACTGTAATTTGATTCTGAAGCAGAAACTGTTTCGTCTATGGGATATTTAATTTCTGAATTGAGTCCGTAAAGTATACGCATTAAGAATTGAACTGACTCTGCTGTTCCTTTCTGCTTGTATAATTTACCTATGTTCTTTAATGTAAGTCTTTTGTTTTGTGTATCTTTTAAATCTAAAGATGGTATGAAATCTTTCTGAAAGTATTGTAAGAATGATTCTAATGTTTCATCAACATCTGAATAGTCTAGTAATCTGTTACTTGCAACAATACTGTTTTCTTTATAAGATGATACAACTCCTGTTTGATTACCATCTCTACCCGTAATCTTTTCGCCTTCTGCGAAACCTGTACCTGATATCGTATCGACAATCAGAATTTTCTTTACTTTTGAAATGTGGTGAGTTAGTATCTTGGCAACCGACTTATTAGTTTCACCATAGATATATTCACCAACTGATAGGGGTTCTTTATCTTGTTCGTAAATCAGTTTAGCATTGTCTATGTCTGATTCAAGTGGGTCGGTACCATCTTCGAGTAATAATATAGATGTATCACCCTCAACAGTACCGTCCTCGAGTTGAATAGCATCTAGTTCATCGACTGATTCGAGAACTATGATTTCTGACTCTAAGTATTCAAAATATGATTGCAAGAATGCTTCGAATATAGGTGCATCTTCCCTAATATATTCTGGAAGAAGTCCTGATAATCGAGTAGATAATTTATCTACAACATGATTTTGATGAGCCATATATCTCTGCTATTAGTTAATTGTTACTGTACCTACAGTAGCAACTGGATACCATACTGAAGCAACTGCAACTAATACTACAGCACTGTTAGATGCCATAACTAGTGAATCAGAAGCTGTTCCTGTTACCCAATTAGATGATGGGACATCGATGTCTGCATTAATTGCCACATCGTCCTTCACTCTAATTATTATTTTCATTTGACCTTCGTGAGTTGGGGCACCTAAATCAATGTCTAAGTCTACACCACCAGATTCACCTGTGAAATCTAGTTTTGTAATTGCCTCACCTGCTGAGATACCTGAAGATACTGAAGTTGACTCATCTAAAGATTCAATGTCATCGAATGCTAAGAATGATGGTACATTGTTGAATAATCTTTCGATTGTTAATTTCTTATTTACAGGCGTCCCACTTGGGTCGTCTACTACGTGCAATAAGTCTGCACCGTTAATATCCGCTTCATCAATTAAGTTTAGAGCGGTAATTTTTTTATCTGCCATTTTAGTTTCCTCCTATAAAAACCAAGTTAATGGAATGCTACTTACGGTAAATGCCGTAATCACTTCATACATATTAATAACTAGATGTTGATGTGGTTGTAAAACCAACACCAGCACTAGATTCACCACTTGCGATGGTGTCTACTTCACCAGTAACACTAATACTATCTTTATCAATGTCAATCAAAGAACCTCTGATTGCAACGACATCGTTACTACTTGGTATTACGGTGAATTCAATTGAGGTATCGATATTACTTGTTGATGTAATATTGATGGCGTCAATCGAAATCTTTCCTGAGACATAGTCTATTGTACCTGCCTCACTGTCTTTTGTTACTCTTGTTCCTGCTTCTATTATAAATCTACGAATATTTCCTTTTCCGTCATCGTCAAAGAAATGGTCATTCACTGAATCACCTTGTATTTTGATTCCTGTTGATGTTAATATTCCACCAGCATCTGCGTTATGACCAGAATGTGGATTGTAGAATGCATTACCAAAGTTAACTTCGAAACCTTTATCTGTACCTAATGATACAGTTTTCTTTTTCTTCAATCTAACGTTAGTGACGTTTGATAAAATTGAAGATTGTGCATTGTCAATTGCTGTTACGAGTTTTGAATGCCTAAAGATTGCATCGAAGTTATTCAAGTTTTCTGTATCGTATTTGATAATTGCATTCTTTACAATTGTTTCTAACTCGCCTTTTGACAAAGTGGTATCGTTTTTGTTATACTTGAATGTTGTTGTAATTAATATCTTAGTAATGTCTGCATCAACAATCACTGGTCTTACAGTCAACATATTCAATGCGTTAAGTTTGTTTTGTACGTCTGTCTTTTCTACTTCTGAAAGATAATCTGAATTTTGTGGTTTTAATGATACAAAGACTTTACCATACTCGGGTGGGTCGTTGTCTTCTCCACCCCATACTGCAACTGCATCTGCATTTGAGTAATACTCTTGGACCTTTGCTTTGTAGTCATTCAGTGTGACTAATCTGTTTTGTGATGTATAGAATTTTGTTGCTTTAAACTTGATTGACTCGATTGATTCTTTTTCTGCACCACCTGATGCAATATCTATTGTTGTAATTGTTGCATTTGAGAATCCATTCAGTGAATCTAACATACCAAATATTCTGGCACCGTTTGCATGTTCTTCATCAACAACAACATATGTAACTTCGATTGCATCACCGTCTTTAAGACCAGTACCTAATACTCCATCACCAAAATATATCTCTACAAATCCTTCTTCATTTTCTTGTGTGTAATATACTTTACTCGATGCATTAATTGTTGATACATTGGTAGATAATGAATATGATTCTTCTCTACCATTTGATGTTACTGCAACATCAATTCTATTTCTATCAACCCTTGCATTTGATAATACAAATTTTGGATTCTGTATTTGATTATCAAATATAAATGTATCAGTGACATAAGTTCCTTGAACTAATTCTACACTCTCATAGTTAAAGTCGTTTACTGATTTTGTTGGTGTGACCGATTCAGTAACTACGAACTCGTATGATACACCATCAAAGACACTATTAAATCTATGTCCTCTAGGCAATATCATTTCATCTGCTGTTGGTATTGTTCCATCAGCTTTAGCAATATTATTAATGTCTACTACAACAGTGGCAGATGATGCCTTTTCAGTAGCAGGTATAAATCCTAAATCTTTTGCACGTGATACAACGTTCTTTCTGATTTGTGCTGAGTCTAAGAACAACTCTGATGCGGCAATGTTTGTATTGATAGCACCAATATGAGATGCGTATGCCATCAAGTCAATTAGAACTGACATGTTTGAGCCTTCAAAGTCATAATCTTTAAAGTTCTCTTGACCTTTTAGATAAGTTTTAAGGTTATCTGCAATTGCTTCGAAATCTGTTTCTGTAATGTTTATGTTTGAACTATTTACTGCCATTATAATCCTTCTACTTTAGATTGAAAGTCGTCCCATGAAGTTGACTCTGCAACTAAAGTCTTTAAATGTGATTCTAGTATGACTGGTTCTCCGTTATATGATAAAACATTGTTCTCTGTTGAGATAGAACCTGATGCAGTGTGAATAGTACTATCTGATAAGTACATGTCTCTAAACTTAAATTCAGCACTACCTAAATCATATGCATCATTTGTATCAGGTATTAAATGACCTGTTACTGTTCCAGCAAGTGTAACTGGTAAACCATTACCACCTAATGTTGAACCATCAGAAACTTTTAATGTTCCTGTTGTTGGGTCATAAAATATCTCACCAACTTTTGGTTTGAATGTTGATGGGTCTGTCCCACCTAATTTTTCTACTACTAATTTATATACTGTTGCCATTATCTTACCCTCGTTACTGTGAATTCTACACCTTGATTTGGAAGACCATTGACAATATTATAAAACACTGTCATGTTTAAATCATTACCTCTCATTTCACCTAATGCAACTTTTACATTATTAACTCTTGGTTCTAAAATAGAAATCATCTTTTCTATTTCTTTTGTGAATTTTCGTATCTGTCTTTGAGAGTCTAACTCAAATAGCATATTACGAACACTTGCACCAAAATTTGGTTTGAATGGTCTTTCAAATTTGTTTGTTAGAATGATATTTTTTACTGACCTTTTGATTGCATCTGAATCTTTTTTAGTTGTAACGTCTTTTGTTACCGGATGTGGATTCATAAACAAATCTAAATCTGAATACAAATTTTTCTTTGCGTTTACTTTAGAATTTGGTTTTAGATAATCGGCCATAAATCTATTTATACGTTATATCTTTATTATCGAAACCATATCTTCAACATTTGGAACACTACTGTCTCTAAAAGTAATATTTCCATCTGAAATCGAATAAGACCCAAGTATTCCTCCGACTTGTGCTTCGCCATTTACAAAAACATGAATAGAACCACTGCCACTTGGTATAGAAAAACTTTGAGTCTCACCATCTCCATCATACGATGCTGTTCCTTCACTGAATGTTAGTAATGCAGGGTCTTTTATTACTTCTGGATGGACTGGTTTTGGTAAAGTCGCATTACTTATGTTGATTGCAAAAGGGAATCCTATTAGATTGAGTAAATCACAAAATGTAAATGTTAAGAATTCAAAGATTTTTCCTAGACCGATTGCATCAAAGAACTTCTTCACAATCTTTACCCATTCCATTAATAACTTCTTCTGCCAATTTTGTTTGAAGTCTTCTAATGCTAGTTTGAACTCCATAATTTTCTCTTCTAAAGATGCGACATTCTCATCAATAAACCCACCAATAATACTTCTAACATTAAAACCAAAGAGACTAATATCTTCGATGACACCTAATATGTCTGCATTAATTCTTGCCAATTCTTCTTCGAGCTTTTCTCTTGCTTCGCCTACTGCATTTTGAACTTTCTCTACTAACTCGTCTCTTTTTTCTCTTAGTTTTGCAATTGCTTCTTCAATCAATGCACCCACATCTAAAGTAAACAATGCAATTAGATTAGGCAGTCCAAGGGCGTCCCATATCTCATCAAACTTATCAATCAACTTACCAAAGATACTATGTAATCCTTCTGTTAAAAGATTTTGTAACTTAGTTTTAATATACTGCCAAGTCATCTTTGCTTTCCACTCATTACATAATACACCAAAGTCTGCTTTGAATCCTTGAAACTCTTCGGCAACCATAGCAAAAAACTTATCAACATCTTCTGCAATTTGAGTCTTGATTCTGAGTTGCTCTTCTTTAGTAAATATCTTTAGAAGATTGATTTCTATACCAAGAACAGTTACATTAAAATCAAAAGGAATAAGTTTTGATATGATTTCCATTATCTTTGTTGGAATATAGAGATGCAACTCTTGTAAGAGTTCAGTGATGGCATCTTTTGCTTCTTTTTGCCAATTGCGAATAGTGCCTTTTTGCCAATACGGAGATAGTATGTCTGCTATCTTTTCCATAAACTCAGAGATTTCATCTGATATTTTTTGTAATTCTTTTGCTACGTCTTCTGCTATCTCATCTTTCTTTTCTACTAAAAAGGATTTAATTTCACTTGGTATTTGTGCAATCTTATTGATTGCATTGAGTAACTCTTCTTTTGTAGGAAGATTAAAGATATCACCTGGTGGGCATGGAAATGCCGAAGGGACTTGTGGTACATCATATGTTGGTGCTGTAGTCATTATGAATTAAGTTTAACTGTTTTACCATTGATGTCAACGAGAGGTGCAGTGATAGTCGTTGATATACTTGATGAGATTTTCATTGCTTTATCTGAATGTATGTCTGCTTTACCATCGATATCGATGTTTGCATCTCCTAAAATTTTAATATTACATTTGCCACCGATGTATACATTATCATCTTTACATATGACTGTATAATTATCGTTAACGACTCGATGAACTTCTGAACCATCTTTATGTATTTCGTAAAATGTTCCTGACCTGTGTGATACTGCCAATCGTTCTGCGCCCACAGAATCGTCCATCTCTATCATGTGACCTGATTCTGTATGATGTACTTTGTTAAATGGATATAGAGACTTTCTTCCTGCTTCTTTTTTCCATATATTACCCTCTTTCTTTTCTTCATTGTATGCTGGATATATTTCATCTAAATCAGGAACAAATCCGTTTGGTAAATTATCTCTAGTGCTATAATCACCACCACCTTTTGCAAATCTATTTAAATCTGATTCATTGTAATAATCTTTGAGAGGGTAATACGGCAATTCTTTAGATGAAGGTTCTGTTAATTTGACTTCGTATTTGTTATCTTTATTAGTTATTTCTAATCCTTTTGGCAACTGAGGTGATGTATCAAGTGCTAATGATAATTCGTTAGGACGTTTTCTGTCCGTGCCAGAATTTAGACCGTCAACTGAGTTGTTATAATCTGTTTGTGTCTGTCTTCTAGGGTCATTGAATCCTTTGTCAACTGACCTAGTCAATAACTCATCTGTTATTGTAATCTTGTAACCAGTCTGATTGATTCCTAATGCGACTCCTAGAACTAAGAAGTCTTGTCTCTCATCATCACGAAACATTCCGAAGACTGTTGTTCCTTCAACAAGCCCATGACCATGTCCAAATCCAGATAATCCAGCACTTGTTGTTGGTATTAAAACTTGTGACCATGGCAAGTCTGCTGAAGATATAAGTTTCTTGTCATCAGTGTGAACACCATGAACACGAACTCTCACCCTACCAATTTGCAAAGGGTCATTTCTATCTTCAACTATGCCGTAGAAAAAATTATTCATCGATATTTGGTCCTTCGTATTCATCTAATGCTTTGACTTCTTTTATATCAGCTGCAAAACTTTCTTTGACACACTGAATTACCATAGTGCCTTTATAATCTAAAGGTTGAACTACATGCCTTATTTTAGTCACTAAGTATCTATTGTCATTTAAAGGACTTTGTGAACCATTTTGTTTTCCTGTAGGTATAGAAGCATTGATAATCGTACCTACTGCCAGGTCTTGACGATAAGGTATTGTCATCTTTAAAACGTTTTGACTTAGTAATTCTAACATTGCTTCTCGTTCTAATATCGCATCGTCTAAAAATTCATTACCTACATATTGTTCTATGTTTACTTTACCACTACCATCTACTAATTTTGCCTCATCTGAAAATGCATTTGTATGATTAACTTTGTAATGTGTTTTTGCACCTCTTAAGTAATTTTTATTTGGGGCATAATCTACTTCTCTTTCTTTACCCTCTATATCACCTAATGAACCAACACCAGGTTCACCATCAAAGATTACTTCATCGTCATCTAATCTGATAGGTGGAAATCCTGATAAATGTTTGTTTTTACTTCTCTTATAATTTTCTGCTAAATCAAAATATATTTCTTTTTCTACTTTACGAATTGGGTCATATGTTTTTAATACTGAAGAATATGCGCCTCTTGTTGTGCCTCTTAATGTATCAGTCTTAGTTTGTATTTCAAAATCTAAAATTCTTGCACTTTGACCACCGTCTGCTTCTGTTGGAATATCCTCTTGATTTAAATTTATGTTTCTAGGTTGATAATCAAATTTAGAAATCAGTTCATTATCACCACTTAACATTTTATCTAATGACATGAATCTGAAACCACCAATCATTGTTTGAAAAAAGAACATGCTATTCTTGAATACTGAATCATTGGCATGATTTGCATTCGTTACAATGTATTCTATTAGCTCATTCAGAGACCAATTAGGACATACTAACTGATGTTTTTCTGGTACAGATTTATCCCAAAAATCTACACCAATTTTATTAGGCAACTTTTCAAATCTTGCATCTTTACTCAATGTTTGTAAAAGCATTTCTGAATATGAACCTCTAAGTGTTTTACTAATTCTAGAATTTTCACATATGAAAAACTTAGGGTCTATAAAATGAATTGCATATGAATAGGTATTATAATCACTATTATTAACATTTGTAATCTTATAAGTTCTAAAAGTTTTTTCTATAAATTTGGAAAAGTTACCTTTGTTTTCTTTAACTCTATATCGGATAGAAATAGATTCTTGTCCAAAAATTTTGTAATCGTCTGCTATGCCTAATGCATCTACTACAGTTATTCTTCCATGTAGAAATGGTTCATCAATGCCTTCAAAAATATCTATACGACCAGTGATTGGTAAAAGATTGATTGTCTCTCCCTCTGGGTTAGTTAATATAACTGCATCTACCGATAACTCACCTGGTAGAAAGTTTGCTTGTGATTCACTCATGATAACATTACTTTTTCAAATCTTCTAACTACATCATTTATTATATTTGGTCTTATTACGTTGATTAATCTTTTTTCTTCGTTATGCTCATACTCATGGTCATAGATTGTAACTGCTGAGAATCCACTTGCAGGTGCATTTCGAATTATACCATCAGAATTTTTATAATGCACTATACCTTCATAATGAGGTATAACACTTGTTGGTGTAAAGGATTTACCACTAATTGCACCTGTGATTGCTTCACCAGAAACAAATCCTTTTGTATCGACTGCTATTCTATTTTTTGTTGGGTCGACTTCTAGTATACGACCAGCTGCTGAAGTGCTACTAACCTTTTCGCCTATAAGAAATTTATCTGTACTTGTAAGAATATCTGAAGTTTGAGATGCGATTGCATAGTAACCCTTGTACTTTTTATTGACATACTTCTCAAAAGTTTCGTTATCCATATGCCAATCATAGTAATTGTCTATGTCATTTACTAGAAAAAATGTCCAATGTAAATCTGGATTACCATAGAGTTTAGTTGCAACAACATCAGGTCTTTCACCGTCTTGTATTTCATACTTAGTATAGTTTATTATACTATTGACTGCTTCTTGCTCTATACGTGACTTACGAAAAAAGTCTTTAATGTATACACGTTTGCCATCATTTAATTCGTATTGAATCTTTGGAAAATTTTTAAAAAATTGATTTGCCATTAATCATCACCTCTTGGATTTTGTCTACCCACTATTGATTCATTATCATTATCTAATATATTTGCACCAGAGTTATCATGCAAATAAGATGAGATTGCTTTATAATTTCTTCTTGTCATGACTCTGATTTCTTGGAATGATAATGCTAAACCAATCTTTACTGGTTGACCATCATAGTGAGTTGCAAACTTTTGACCACCTGAATAGTTTACTTCTGCTGAAGTACAAACTGCTGGTAAGAAGCCATCTATTTTTGTACCAACAGGTCCGTCAAAGTAGATATCAAAGACATTTGGAAATGAGAAGAACAATTCGTTTCTACCTTCACTTGTATTTGGTGTTAAATCTAATTCTTTTGCTAAATCTTCTCCTTTTTCAAACTCACCTGCTGTAAGTCCATCAGGCAACATTGCCATTCTAAAAGTGTGTATAATCTTTCTTACTTGTTCTGTTTCTTCTTCTGACCTTGGATTGAATTCATAATTAAAACTAAATGTTCTAAATTCTAGTGGTTGTAATGTTGTTTCTTTTTGAGGATTGATTGCAATACCTGCCTTTACGTTACTGATACCACCTGTTAAAAAATTTTTAATCTTATTACTGATTGACCCAACAACTGCTTTACCACCATCTGCTACTGCATCTCCCACAGCACCACCTTCTCCAAATGCATCTAAAACTCCTGACATTGCTTTTGCTAGAGGTGAAATTTCAGTGCTACCAAATGAAACAGTTGCACTTGATATGAGTTCATCTGGAATGTAAAGTGCTATAGTATCTGCTGGTAATTCATTACCCACCTTTCTATCTCTAATATCAAAGACTAAGTAATTGGCAAGATTGTCATGAAAAGGATATACTAACTCTGGTCTTGTAGATTTAGGCAACTCTTTGAGATATCCTTTAGATAAATTAGATTGTATATTTAATTCTTTAAGTGCCTTATTTCTATCAGTTAATTTATCAAGTGCTTCTGTTTTTCTTTCACCAAGTTTGTCTATTTCGGTATTGTAATTTAGGCTCTGAATCTTCGCACTAATTCCCTTTAGTGAGTTGATTGAGTTCTGTATCTTGTTGAATTTGTTAAGAAGTTTGTCGATGTATGCCATATGTTATAAATACCTTTAAAATCTCTATTTATATTTATGTCATACAGTGGTAAGTTTAAACCGAAGAACTACAAAAAGTACAAAGGTGACCCAACAAAAATTTTCTATCGGTCTCTGTTAGAAAAAAGATTTATGGTTTGGTGTGATAACAACGATGCTGTCCTTGAATGGGGCAGTGAAGAGTTCTTTATACCTTACAGGTCACCTGTAGATAAAAAACCCCATAGATATTTTCCCGATTTTTATGTAAAATATACTAATAAGGATAAACAAATAGTTCGTGAAGTAATAGAAGTCAAACCATACAAACAATTATTCCCACCTAAGAAACCACAAAGACAAACAAAAAGGTTTCTTACAGAGGTGAATACTTATCTTGTAAATCAAGCAAAGTTCAAAGCGGCAGAAGAGTATTGTGCTGACCGAAGATACAAGTTTAGAATTCTAACTGAGAAAGAACTTACACCAGGTAAAGGCAAATGAAGAAATTATACGTATTCGATTTAGATGGAGTTCTCATAGACTCTCTCCCAAACATGAAGATGTCATGGGGAATCGTTCAATTAAAACATAAGATTGATATACCCTTTTCAGAATATGAAAAGCATATCGGTAAACCATTTGGGGACATACTCACTGCAATAGGAATAGATGAGAATCATAGTAGTATCAAACTAACTTATGATGAAGCATCAATACAAGGTGATGAAGTAAAGATATACCCAGGTGTTATTAAGACACTCAAAGAATTGAAGAAACAAGGTAGTAAGATTGCCATCTGTACATCAAAAGATATCAAACGTGTACAACATGTGATATCAAGTTTGATTTTAGATGGTGATAAACTACCAAAGTTTGATTGGGTTTGTGCGCCGAAGAAAGGTCTCAGAGGAAAACCTTCTCCTGACCAACTACTAAATACTATTGCATTCTGTAATGAAGACCCTAAAGATACAGTCTATATTGGAGATATGCAAAGTGATTATGAAACTGCTCAAAGGGCAGGTGTGGATTTTATACATGCAAACTATGGATATGGACAGGTGAAATGCGAACACTCAGTGAACCAGATAGAACAACTAATCTTACCGTAGGTCTCATACCTGCAAGATGGAACTCAACTCGATTTGAAGGTAAACCTTTAGCACTCATCAATAGTGTACCAATGATACAAAGAGTTTATGACCAAGCAACTCAATGTGAAGAGTTAGATACTGTTGTCGTGTTAACAGATGATAAACGAATCAATGATTATTGTGTCAACAATGAGATACGTTGTATTGTGATTGAAGAAGAATGCGAGACTGGAACAGACAGGTGTGCAAAAGCACTCGACTTGATTGACGGCGATATCTTTGTTAACATTCAAGGTGACGAACCTTTGATAGACCCCAATGCAATTGATGAACTGATTCGTAATCATGATAAAGAAATAGGTGTATCGAATGCATATGTTGTATTAGATGAAGACGATTTATGGCACAAACTACATGACAACAATGTTGTTAAATGTGTTTTAGATATGAACGACAATGCAATGTATTATTCACGATACGGAATACCCTATCAGAAAGGTAAAGAGCCATATTTCTATCAACAACTTGGCTTGTATGTGTTCAATCGTGAAACGTTAGAACAGTTCGCTAATATGCCAGTAGGTTCCGTTGAGAAAGCAGAAGGTATTGAGATGCTTAGATTCTTAGAGAACTCATGGACAGTCAACATGGTTCAAGTGCAAGATGAAGGACTATCAGTAGACACTCAAAGAGATTTAAAGAACGTGGAGAACTATCTAAATGCCCAAATTAACTAAACCCTCACAACAAGAAGCAGAAGAACTTAATCTTCAAATGGAAGAATTCTTCTACTTTGAAAATAATCCTAGAAGACTCGAAGAAACACGAGACACATTTTATCAAATCGTTGAGAATGGTTCCGTGCCTTATCTCGTTACATTTGGCGAACTCAGAAAGATGGGTTACATATTAAACGATAGAGACGATGAATACAGTTATGATTTAATCAATCAATACGTAGATACACTTTTACGCAACATCGAATCACCACCTCATGATAAGGGTGCAGACATATCTCAGAAAGAAGACAACTGGACTTTTCATTGTTGTAAAGTTATGTGGTTAATGCACCAAGAAAGAACGATTGGTTTGTATTCAACTATGCAAGGTCAACTGACTAAAACAAAACTATTCATTCACCCAGGCATGTCGAGAGTCTTTGCAATCATGCAAATGGATTTGTGGGACAAACCTGTTGTTGTTTGGGACAGAGACAATGCAATCACTGACAAACAACCTTTATCGTTTGATGAATGGTTTAGTATCTTTGATGTGCCAAATCAAACTAAGTTCGCAGTTAACATCGAAGGTCGTATTATGGAAATGCATGTTGGTGAACGTAGGGATTTAATTATCGATGCAGAAGTCGATATCAAAACAGACTTATTCAAGCATCAAAAACCTATAGTCAAAGGTCAAGTGAGTAGTGACATCAAACATTTATTTCGTGAGTCTGGAGACGATGGTGTGCTGTTAGAGACCCATAATGACTACGTATTTACATTCGAAGACTTACGTTGGTTTACTGAACTATATCCACAAACAAAAGAGAAACATCAATCAGACAATTTCACAATATCTAGACTTTAATCATAAATATCTCTATGAGTCTTTTAGAAAAATTAGATAAAGAGAGCCCTAGTGAATTACAAAGAAGGTCAAAAGATAGTTTAACTTGGTTTCGAAACAGAGTCGGCAAGTTAAAAACAGGTGCCAGAGATTTATATTCCTATTCTGACTTACAACAAACAGATAGATATGCTACAGGTAGAATGTATACTTACTTCTACAACCCTAAACATGCAAAGACTCTACCTTATTACGATACATTCCCTTGCACTATCATCATCGATATGAATCAAACGGGTTTCACTGGTCTGAATCTACACTATTTACCACCAAGAATGAGAATATCCTTTTTAGATGAATTGTTTATGTATACTAATAATAACGAATTTGATGAAACAACTCGTTTAGAAGCTTCGTGGGATTTACTAAATAGTATAACAAGACTTAGACCTGCTCGTGCATGTGTTAAAAGATATCTAACACCACACATAGTAGGTCAAGCATTACTGATTGAGCCAAAATATTGGGATATCATAGCATTTCTACCTACGGCTCAATGGAATAAAGCAAATGCTTTAGATGTGTATAGAGAAACTAGGAATAAAATATAGTGTCCAACTTGAGAATCGATAAATTAAAATATAACTTTGACCAAGGTGCAAGAGCAAATCGTTATGCAGTTGATTTACGTTGTGATAAACTCGGCATTCAAATGGAATCAATTAGATGTATTAGTGCTACATTACCAGGTAAACAATTAGAGACTTCTGATGTATCTGAATATGGTCCTGCAAGAAAAATGCCTTACGGTGTGGCGATGGACGGTGGTGAAGCATCGTTTACCTTTCTATGTGATTCATCATTTACTGATAGATTTTTAATTGAGACATGGCAGAGTTTTATTTACGGTCAAGATGATTTAAATGATGAATCGTTTCTTCAATTACCACAGTTTAGTTACTACCAAGATTACGTTGGTCAAGTAGAGATAGTAACACTTACACAACAGGACAAGAAATCACTTGTCTACAAATTACACGAAGCATATCCAATAAGTTTTTCAGCACAAGAATTGTCTTACGAACAGACTGATGAGATATTAAGATTTGAATGCACGTTTGCATTCAGGTCGTTTACTACAGAATACAGAAATCCAAATTCTTTATCAGGTCTAAACAGAGGTGCAAGGGCATTAGGCGTCTTTAACGATTTATTAGGAGTATTTGGAAAGGGACCAAATAAGAAAATAACAAAATTTGCAGAGAGACTAAATAGAATTAGTGGAATTTTTGATTAATTAGGAGTTTATTATGGGATTACCAGTGCAAAAGGCACCACATTATTATTGTGAGTTGCCTTTGAGTAAAAAAGAAGTGAAATTTAGACCATTTCTTGTAAAAGAACAAAGAAATTTGATGCTATTACAAGACAGTGAGCAAAAAGAATCATACAATGTTTTAAAAGAAATGGTTCATGCTGTTACTGAAGGTCAAGTAAACACTGATGATTTACCTATTGCAGATTTAGAGTATCTATTTTTGCAAATTAGAAGTAAATCAGTGGGTGAAACTACCGAATTAAACATTCCTTGTGAAAAAGAGGACTGTATTGGTAAAACACCACATACTGTAAATTTGAATGAGATAGAAATTGATACATCAAATTTACCAGATACTAAAATAGAGTTATCAGATGAGTTAGGAGTCATTTTAGAATATCCGAAATCATCAATACAAGGTAGTATCAGTGATGATAATACAAAGACATTTATGGAAATAGTAAAGTCTTGTGTTGTTCAAATATATGATGAAGAAAACGTTTATGATTTAGTAGATTATTCAGATGCAGAGAAAACTGAATTTTTTGAGAGTTTAACCGTGACACAAATAGAAAAGATTGCAACTTTTATATCTCAAGTGCCAACGTTATCTCATGAAATAGAAGCAGTTTGTCCTTTGTGTAGTAATAAACAAGTCATAGAGTTGAAAGGTTTAGAAAATTTTTTTTAATCGCCCTTTCACATGAGTCGGTGTATAATTATTATAACACCAACTTTCAGTTAATGCAACATCATAATTATTCATTAACTGAATTAGAAAATATGATGCCATGGGAAAGGGAGATATACATTAAACTCTTACTTCAATACTTAGAAGAAGAGAAAGAACGACAAAAAAGGAAATAACATGGCAGATGAAACAATAAAACAAGGTAGTGGCGAAGTTAAAGTCGACCTTGAGAAGTATACTGAACTTGTTCTGAAAGTTGATGAAGCACAGGACAAGATTAAAGAAATGGAAAAGATGTCCAAAGAGCTCAAAATTGCTACTGCGGCAGCGAAACCAGTAGAAAGATTTTCAATTGGGGCATTGTTCAGAGATGAAAACGACATCAACGAAAAATCAATCATAGGGTTCATATCATTTTTCTTAATGGTAGTCTTCGGTGTTTGTGATTTAATCACTGCATTTTGGGGAATGGACTTATTAATATCAGACACAATCTACACATCGTTTGTAGTAGTTACACTTGGTGCATTTGGAATATCAGAAGCAGGTAAGGCATTCGGTAAATAATGGAAGTCGCAGTCAATCCACAATTACAATCAGCAGTTTTAGATAAGTTTGCAAGACCGTTTGCAGATAAAACTAGGCAGATAACAGACAATTTAGATGTATCTGTAGAAAAGCAAGATGTTGTAATTGAAAAACAAGATAAGATTGGCGACAAAGTTAAAAAAGTAATTTCTAATCTAGAAAGAGCTGGCGATGGAATGAAAGGTGCTTTTGGTAGGTCAGCAGATGGTTTGAAAGAACTATCTATGGGTTTCATTGATATCAAAGGTATCATAGAAGAAGTTAGTAAAAAATTTAATGCATTAGGAGATTTATTTGCACCTTTCGCTGAGATAGGTAGTTTTGCTTTTGCTGGATTAAACTTCTTACAAGGTAAATCAAGAAAACAAGAACAACAATCTCAAGTTGAACCTGACGATTCAAATATAATAGATGGTGAATACGAAGTAATAGATGGAAATGCTTTACCAAATCCTAATACTAATAATGCTCTTGCCTTAACTTCAGAGGTCAGTGAAGGATTTAAGAACATGTTTAGTGGTATCAATGATAAGATAATGATGGCACTTGCTCCTGTTCTAGCAGGACTAAAAGCTTTTGGTGCAGGACTGTTTAGATTGACTGTGGGTCTTGGTGCTATGTTAATACCTGTGGCACTTTTTGCATTAAAAGGTCTTGCAGTTGTTGCCGCTCTTGTTGCAGTTGCGACTGCTATTGGTCTATTCATTTCTGCTCTTAATGGTTGGGATGCCATTGGTGATACAATCAATATGATACAAAATGTATTTGGTCGATTTGCAAACGGCGTAAGAAGTTTAATTCTAGGCATTAATGATTTACTAGGTAAAGTAGGTGCAGATTTCTTATCTAAAAAAGATAGAGAAGCAATGATTGAAAAGAATGAAAAAGAAGTTCAAAGAAGAAACCGAGTCAATGCAATAGCAAAAGATAGAGATAGAGTTAATGAAATCGGTGCTATGGATATTTCTAAAGAAGAGAAGTTAAAAAAGATTAGAGAAGAAGGACTTACAACAAAAGATTCAAAATACAATGAATCAGGTCAACTTGTAAATGCACAAGGTGATGTATTACAAAAATCAAAAGAAGAATTTCAAGCAGATGCCACCTCTCAAGCAGAATTAGATATACTTGCTTTAGAGTCTGCAAGACGTTTGCCAGAATTAGAAAAAAGACTTAAGAATGCTAGAAATGATTCACAAAGAGAGACCGCTCAAAAAGCTATAGAGGCTGCAAATAATTTTATTAATAAGTATAATGAAACTAATGAAGTATCTGCCCAAGACAGATTAGCAAAACTGCAATCTGAAAATAAACGAGTTAATCTAAGAACTATAATAGACGATGTAGAAAGTGATATTGGTGGTATTGACATCAACAATAACAACATGGGAATGGTTGCTGACAGATATATTAGTAAAGCAAAGCAAACAGGTGAAAAAATTGCAGAACAAACTGCTGAAGGTAAAACAACTTTCTTAGATAGTAAACTAGGTAGACAAGGACAGTTGGCACAAATTATGGCACCAAGTCTTCAGCAAAATATTACAAGTGCTTACGTTCAACAAGGACAACCTGCAGTCGCAGAAGCATTGTCTAAGTAATCAATCTAACTTATCGTAGTATTTACTTTTTCGAGGTATGACTTTCGTCTTATCTTTATGAACTTGAGTAAGTCCATGTGAGGGTGTTTCTTTACGAACTTTTAATTCAGGTTTTTTCTTACCAAAGATTTTCTGCCAGTTGTCTGCATAGAGTTCTTCGTTTGAGTTCCTTCTTTTTGAACCCTTTCCTCCATGCCAATTACTCATCTTACTTTTCTATAATTACTGTCTTGTCTTCTCTTAAGTTCTAATTTCTTTTTACGTTTTAGTTCCTGATTTTTTTGATTGCGAGTATCGTTTGGTTTCTCGTAATACTTTCTATCTCTACATTCTTTAACGATACCTTTCTTATCACATGCTTTACGAAATCTTCTTAGCATAGAATCAAAACCTTCGAGTTGATTCGTCTTCTTATTTCGTCTTGGTGTTACTTGTGTCATGTGTTTCTATTATACTATAATTATGTATCTTTTGTCTAGTGTGTTTTTATAAAAGTGTGAAGTCACCCCACGCCTTACAGCAACCCGTTCTTCACCGACCAACTCCGCATCGTGATGATGATGTTGACCTTTCCCTTACTGAGAATCTTCCACGGCCTCAGTTTCGTGTGAAGTCAACTACTACTCAGTAGCTAACTTCTTAAAGTAATCCATCGCATCGTCTTCTGTGGTAGATACAGTTTCAGAAGTTTCTGCTGATGAGATTACAGGTTCATCTGCTGTTGCTTCATTTACACCAGACCAAGGCACTTCGTCTAAGTCTTCTGCAACTGATTCAGCAGTTGAATTGGATACTCCACCTGACAGTCCAAGCACTCTGTCGAGTTTTTCTTTTAACTCGTCATACGACTTGAATTGCTCTGGTGCAATTAACTCATTCAGTGAACTAAGTGAACTATATATGTTATTCAACTTTTCTTCACTGTCAAAAAGAGGAGCAGGTGTATCGAACTCTGATTTATCATAGTTCCAGTAACCATCTACTTTTCTGATTTTGATTTTAAAGTTTGCACCCTCACCTCTGAGGTCAAATGGGTTAATCGGTGCTTCATCTTCGAATGCTGGTGAAATTGCTTCTTTCAACATTTCAAAAATCTTCTTACCATATCTGTAAGAAAACACCTTACCTTCATTATCAGGATTTTTAGGGTCAGAAACAACATAGATGTTTGACACATAATGTAAACGTCTTTTTTGTTTACGTGCAATCTCTCTGTTTGCTTCGATGCCGGTATTCCAGAGTTGTGAATTATACTCTGATACAGGGTCTTGTTTTCCAAGAGTCGTTAAAGACTTTTCGATATACCACCCACCTGGTCCTTGGAAACCATGGTCAAAGTAAGATACCCAAGGCATCTCCTCTCCCTCTGGTGTTGGTAAAAAACGAACAACAGCGTAACCGTTGCCTGACTTATCTAACTCTGGTTTCCAGAAGTTATCGTCTGAGTAGGACTTTTTTGCACCTTCAGTAGGTGAAGCAGATTCCATAGCTGCTCTTAGTTTATCTAATGATGTCGACATTGTATTCTCCTATTGTATTAACATTATATCGCATTGTATTAAACAGAACCGTCTGCAAAACCTAGACCTAAAATCCATTCTTTGCAATCGGTTCCATCATATAATTTATTATACTCCACCTTAACATTCTCGTCTAGTGAGTTTTTGAAAAAAACTTCTATATCGTAGTGCTTCAATAGAGCAATAAATTGGGAACGTTGAGCATCAAATACTCTACTTTCCATAGTATATTTAGACAAATAATTAAGTCTGCCTTCATATACATTTGATACATCACCTGTTTGTAATGCATCAAAACCTAAAAGAGTTACCTCTTTGTGACCTGTCTCAGCGGCATATCCTAATGCCATCATTCCTGTAAATAGATTCTTGAGGTTTGAAAAATTATACATAATTATGTTATGTTCATAATCGCTTCTATAGCCTAAGAAATCTACATACTCATTATTTCCTTGGACGATGAACTTATCGTCTAATGCCTCTGTCTTATCGTTTACTTTGTTATGTGAGTATTCAAAACCAGACATCATCATTTCTTTCATATTAATGTCTAATGGTTCCCACCCACCAACTGCAAACTTATTCTTTTCGTGATACTTACTCTTTATGACATGAGACTGCATTGCAATATCACCAGCAAATAATATATCTGGTGTGTAATCTTCGAAGATTGCATTACAACCCCACCAATTATCTAACTCGTTGAGATTAGTATTCAGTCTACTAGGACCATTGCCAACTATTGTGAGCATAGTTCAACTAACCTTTGTTTATATCGTGCAAAGTCATATCGCACAAACGATTTGTATTTGTTAATCTTATTAATTGTATTAGGGTAAACTATTGTTTCACTAATCAATGTATTCCACTTCTTACTGTAATGTGTAATCTCTTCTAGTATACACATCGTTTCGATAGATATCTTTTTACCTAGAAACTGTTTGAGTAGATAGGGGTGTTGACCACTCTTAACTGTAAGTATTTCTGTTATACTTTTCTTCTCAAGTAACGATTGAACCTCTGATTCGAAATTGTAAAACAAACTCTGCTGTCTTTTCTTCCATTCAGTGTATCTTTTATGAGCTTCATTCTCAAGTAAGTCGCCTGCCCAATAATCTTTGAAAGAAAGATTCGCAATAAAGAAATCACGAAGTTCTTGTTTATACTTACGAGAAAGTTTTGCGAAATGAAACTTATCTTTTCGTTTTAGATAGGCATCAATCGTTGCATCGACCTTACCATTATACTTGATAAAGTCATACGACTCTGTATTGAAATGCAATTTGATTCCAAGATAGAGTAGATATGCATCGTAACCTTCTCGTGAGGACATTAAGTAACTATAACTTTCTTTTTATTGGGTGCTACGATTGAACCTGTTTGAGTTGTCCAACCTTCTTGCACAACTTCGTTAGTTGGCGTAACAAACGTATAATTGTTGATTGTTAATTCACTTGGGTCAATCTCACCTGATGCGGCAATGCCCTTTGCGAAACCAATCTTACCATCTTCTGTACCGATAATCATTCTTGGATTCTCAAGTGTAAGTGGGTCAACATTCTTAACTCTACCTACAAACTCACCATTAAATGTTATGACGGTTACTATATCACCTTTCTGCATAATTACTCCTATTTTACAAAGAACCCTTGAAGTGAGGCTCTGCTAGTTTTCGTTCTGTCAATCATCTTTAAACCCTTTGCTTCTGCTTCAAGTTTTTCTTTAAGAGGATTTGACAATAACCTTTTAGCACCTTCAGGTTCTATTTTATTTTGTTCACAAACTTTGAGTATTGCACCCATAACATCTGCTCCGCCTCGTGAAAGTATTTTTTCAACTTTATCAGTAAATTCTTTTTTATTAATCATATTAAATCTATTGGTGCTCCTTGAACCTCTTCACCATTATCAAAGTTTTCAATCCAGTCCATCATGACTCTATAGTATGCATAATATGTTGGACTATGTCCGTTCATATCCATACCTTCACCACCGTCAGCATAAGGGGTTTCTAAGTAATCAATAAGTGCTTGACATTCATCTAAATGAACTTCAGTAAGTTCGTCTTCACTTCCTATTTCAAGATACTCTAACATATTGTCATAGGCATTATCGTATGCTTGTTGATGAATCCAATCATCTGCTTTATGAAATATCTTACCCCAATTCCAATCTTGTTTTAGAGTAAACTTCTCTTCATCATAAAAATCTGCCATTAGAATATCTCCCTATCTGTTTCTTCAATTGCAATTGGTCCATAAAATAGATACTCACAATCTGCTGAATCGAATCCGTTATCAAAGAAGTAACCTGTGCCTTCTTCTTCTACATTTTCAAGTAGTGTTGCTCTTTCTTCATCACTGCCTTTGAATTCTAATATCTCAACATCGAATGAACAACCATCCCAACATTCTTGAAACTCATTCTCTTCGAATACTTGTGGTTCAAACCAATCAGTATCTTCCTGATTCATAGCATCTGTTAACCATTCAACTTCTTCTTCGTTAGTTGGTTTGACTAACCATTCTCCGTTTCGCCACATTGTTTCTGTTTTGACTCTACTGCCTGATTCATCAGTCCAGTATTCTAATTCATAAACACTCTTTTTGTTTGCACAAGATATTTCGTATGTCTTGCCAATTTCTATTTTCACGTCACTCATAATTATACTCCATATAAATTTCTATATTGTTGTCTTAGACCATATAGTTGTGTTACATAGTCACCTGGGTCAGCAGAAAACAATTGAAAGTTTCCGTCCTCCATGGCAACCATTGCCGTAATTTCTTCAATAGGCTCGTTTGTTAGCTCTTCAACCATGATTGCATAGGCAGTCATTTGCACGAACCAAGGTTTTGCCATTTCTTCTGTTTTAAATTTACTACTTGTTTTGAAATCGATAATAGATAATTTATTTTCGAATAGTCCAACACAATCAACTCGACCTGCCATTTTTAATTCTGTAGAAAACAAAGGTGCCTCTAGGGCAATAGGTATGACTTCATCGAGTAATGGTTTAACACCCATGAACTGAGATTCTTGCATCACGTCATCAAACTCAATGAAAGCTTTCTCTTTACGAAGATAGTCCTCGACTAAACTGTGAAACTTTGTGCCTCTACGTGATGCTCTACTTGAAACTCTATTTGCTTGTTCTTCACCAACTCTTTCTCTCCAAAGTTTTATTTGGTCTCTTGTAAGTAAACTTGTAACTGTAGTAACACTAGGATATCTCTCACCTGTATCATCAACATAGAATCTTTTACCATTCTCTTGAACTGTATCAAGTTTGATTTGTTCAAGTTCATGTAACTCTATTGGCAGAGTCTTCCTCTTTATTTCAGTCATAATCTATTATACTACTTTTTTGCTTGTTTGTGAATGTGCTTTTTGACAATCTCTTTTGTTTTGATGTCTTTGATTGACTTGTTAGTGTTTAGTGGTGAACTTGGATGTCCTTCACCAATCTTAGATAAGACTTCTTTGAAACCAGCATCTGTCTTCACTCTGTCGCCAGTGCCACCTACTATATTCAATGCACTGATTTGTTGTTTAAGATGTGGATTATTTTCTTTGAACTCATCAAGTTTTGTGTAAGACATCATATGTTCTTCAATCTCATTTGTCTCTGTATTGAGAAAATCGTATCTAGGCATAATCGATTAAACTATCCTCAACTATTTCTAATACTCTTTTCTCTTTATACCACAAACCTGAATAGATGGTTTCTGTGCCATCATTCCATGATACGATATATCTTTTGTAACCGAATGGTCTATCTGAAAAGACTCTACAGTCTCCGTAATTCTTAATCAATACTCTCATGATATATAACCTGCATTACCTTCTTGCATGAATTCTGGAACGTCTCTTTTTGTCCAAACTGCAAATGGTGTTTTGTATTCTCTGTAGTATTTATGATACGCCTCAATAGTGCTTTTTGTCTTAACATCATCAGGCATACATTGAGGTGGTTCTGACCATTCACCTAGTGTAATGTTCTTAGGCAATTGGTTAAGTAAATCTCTGAGTTTAGTATCAGTCATATGGACTTTACCATATCGATAGGTATACTCGTCACATAGATGAGCAAACATATCATATGCATACTGATATTGAATCGCATTCTCTCTGACCCAACGTGTAGATGGGTGGTTGATATGTGATGCTTTGTATAATATACCGTCCATGTTTGAGTTGTCTAGTCGCCATCTTTGTATTCTGCGACCACTCGATGCATCGGTGTATTGAGTTCCGTCAAGCATACGATGTGCTGTTGATAGCATTTGTGCATACTCGATAATCATTTTAACCACATGCTTGTCGCAATGTAATGTTGCTGACACTTGTGGTTCTTTGTGTAAGTAAAATAAATTCATAGTTGCTGTATCTCCCCTAAGTATTTCTCTACGTTATTCCATGAAAGATGTCCAATAACATCTTCAGTGATACCACTAGTATAACATAGTTCACCTTCACTGTCTACAGAGAAATCTAAAACTGCAAGTTCCCATAAACCATTTTTACCACCATATGAGAAATCGTGTTTCACTACACTTGCACCGTAACCATTTGAAAATGCATACTTGTGTTGCACTCCATTGTTAACATAATTAGTATCTTTAAGATACTCTCTAAAGTTTTCTACAGTATCATACATTCTTCTTTCTCCTTAATATGATATAACTTATTATAACATGTAGAACATGCTTGTCCTACTCCATCAATGTAACAGTTTCGTTTCTCAACGTGAGTCTCAATTGGAATGTGTGTGTCGCACTTGCACACTACACATTTTTCTGTTTTATTTGTAGAAGATGTGTTCATTGATAACCACCGTTTCATTTAATGAGTCTGCCCAATATGGATATATCCATGTTGCATGATAGTGAGTTGCACCTTCAGTAATATCTCCATACTTAGATTGAACCACATCCCTTGCAATGTGCATAGAGGATAACCACGTTGCACTATCTATAGGGTCGTCTGACTTACCATCGCAGAACCAACTGAACTGACATTGATTCCTTATAGGAACCATATTACCTTTCCAGTTTTCTTTCCACTTTGCATCATACACTACACCACATATGGTATCGGGATATGCATAATGTTCTACTCTATTGAGAACAACTTGTGATACTGCAATCTTACCTGCAAGGGGTTGATTACCAGCTTCAAAATAAATGTTTTGTGCAAGACAATAGATATCATTGTTTGCATCTGAAGCCTTTACTTGTTGAGGTATCATTAATAGAAACATCAAAAAGGCACCGAATCCCATGCCATATAAAAATGCCTTAAAAGCATCTTTCTCTGTATGTTTATGAATCATCTTTATCCTCCCAGGGAAATGGTTTGTTGATATGAAGTCCTACAAAGACCATACTACCCATAATAAATAATAATATTGTTCCACCTATAAATCCAATTTCCATTTTAGTATTCTCCTAAAAATAATATTAACAACATAATTACTGATACTGTTAACAGAGGACTAAAATTAATTAATAAATTTTTGTCTTCTTCGTTCATATTAATACCCACTTGTAAAACATGAATATTCTGTTGCACAATCTTTTGTGCCACATACACAATATCCAGGTTTTGGCTCATCGGTTGGGTCAGGTGCAAATTCCATTGCACTTTTGACACCGTAAGTTTCTAAGTTGTAAACTTCTTCTGGTGTTAGTTTACCACCACTTGTCTCTGACAAGATTTCATAATGTTTAAGCGACATATCTCTCTCCGTTGTGATTAACACCGTTCTGATTGTAATTGTCAAGAATCATGTCAACAACATCTGTTGCCCAGATTGAATTACCACCAACGTGCCAATCGTATTCTTCTAAAGGAACACCAGCAGTTTTCCAATTGTAAATTGTAACTGTTTCGTATTCCCAATCTTCGTAATTGATTTGACCAATCTCGTTTGCATCGTAGTATTGTGCATCGATAACCCACTCACACTGGACTTTGTCGTATGGGTCACCACTTGAAAAAGTAGGAGGACCTAATACTTCCCTTAGTCTACTGTAAGTTGTAGTCTTGTAACCTTGTAACGATGTTCCACCTGATGTCATATCAGGTGATAACACTTCATAATCTTTTATTATCATGCTGTCTCCTTATTAAAATATTTTTTCCAAAACTCATCTGTTTCGTTCTCTCTAATCTCACAAGAAAGTCTGAGTTGTTTTGGACTTACTAAACCTGCTTCGCAGAAATCAAGTAACATATCACCAAAAGGTATTTGGTTATTTGATTTCCATCTGACTATATCACCGTCAAGGTAAAAGTCATTCTTGTATTTCTCAACTGCATTATCAGTTGTTCCAAAAGTTCCTGTTACACTCCATCTTGAGTATGTTCTACCAGCAACTTCTAAATTGTCTTTGAATTTTTTTGGATAGTCTCTTTTTGTCATAATTGTCTCCTTAATCAACTATATTAGTATACTAAAAAGTAGCTGTTATAGTCAAGCTCTTTTTAGTTCTACAAATTTTCTTCGTGTTCTTGTAAACTGTTTCATAGGTGTTTTAAAAATAATCTCATCTTTTGTTCCTGTCTTGATGTAACCTACGAGTTCATTCTTATCATTTAGAATGTAAGTATGATTTGGGATATTGCTATCCCATTCTGTAATCTCTTTTAGATACTTCATGCTACGAGTAGTTCCCATGCACCTGAAACTCCTATTGCAGAGTTATCACAACCTTGTCCTTCGAACCACCATTCCATTTCTAGACCTTTGAATGAGTTTGCATATATAAGTCCAGTGCTTGTATGACCAACTCTTTTACCTATCTCGTCTACTTCATAGAACTTGAGTTCAATAAAAGGAAAGTGATTGTTAACAACTTTATCAATCACTCCTTCATAGGTTCTACCACTTTGTTTGAACCTTACCATATCGAATTCACTTAGATAACTTATATCCATAATTAAACTCCCATTTCCATTTTTTCTTCAAACAATTGCTCAGAGATTTTGCTGATTAGAAAATCTCTTGCTTCATCAAGATTCAGTTTCCACATTGGTATGTTGATACCGAAGTTTAGATGAAGAACTTGTTTTACTTTTATGTTTGACATTTCATTTACAATGTCAATTGCTTCACTGATTGCATTGTCGGCAATCATATCGTTTATTGGGTGACTCATAATTTTCTCCTTTTTTTATATTATACACATAGTATACAAAAAAATGGCTGTTACTGTCAAGCTTTAGTTGAATGGTTATCTAGGTAATGTAGTAATGCTTTCTTCTCATCTTTTGTGAGGTCAGAAAGTGATTGACAACGACCCCATGTTGTGCCAACTGTTGTAAGTTTATTACCACAAACAACTGCTTGATTCCACATGTAATCGTCTTTGGGATACAGAACGTTTTGTTCTGCTAGGGTTATCATTTGTCGACCGATTGCTACCAGTCTTTTTATTTGTTTTGAATCATCGTAATAATTCTGCATTGTCTTCTCCTTGTTTTTAGTGACAGGGATAAGTATACTAAAAAAGTGATGTCAAAGTCAAATGGTTTTTTGAATTGAATTAAGTTTTTCTATTTGCTTTTGAATCATTTCAGACCTGTTCGGCCAATAGATGTAATCTTTGTCTGAATCTTTCATAAGATTCTCTAACAAAGGTCTAATAAAGTTGTCCATCTGTTCTATTACTTCCGTTGCAGAAGCAGTCTTTTCTATTATCTTGGTGTCGACTGATGCAAGTTCATCGGCGTCCATTGCCGTAAAACCAAAATCGTTATATTCTATGCTCATGGTATTATTTATTACATTCCGTTTGCAGGATATTTAATTATTTTTTCTAAGTCTTTTAAGTCTTGCTTATCACTTTGAACTTCCATATAGTTTGCTCTATGTTGCATAGTGATTTCAGGAAACTCAATTGAAGGATATGCAGTAACTAACTTGTAGACTAGATGTGCGATATCATTCCATTTTAGACTTGGTAAGTCCTCGTGATTGATGAGACCTAGATTGATTGTAGTCATCTTGTATTTCTTTTTAGAGTTGTAAGTTAGATTATTTGCAAGATGATTGAGTTGAGCTTTCTCACTGGCATATTTGTAACCTTTTGAGATGTTAGGATGACCTGCACGAGATGAAAAATTTATTATCATTTTACTACCTTCATTGAGCCAAGCCTCATGTGCGATTGATAATATATCTGCTTGGTCTTGATGTGCAAAGTTTAACAACACATCACAAGGTTTGTGACCAGTAAATATCCAACAGTTCTTTCCGTTTGCTGTTATATCTTCACAACGAATTGGTGTGACTTCGAATGTATTACCTGCATGTGGTGTTGCTTCAAATACGTCTTTAATTGTTTTTGCTAAACCACTACTTCCTGTTATTGCTATTCTCATAATATTCCTTAATCAAATCAAATGACGGCTTGCCAAATAGTGAACCGTCTACACTACACTTATTACAAGGCGAATGATTTCTATTACCTTTCATTAATCTCTTGCGAATCTTTGTCATAGGTTTACTAAACCAAACATCATGTAGAGACATTGTGAGTAGATTACCTACAACGTGTTCTCTTCCCCAATCGTTAGAACAAAAGAGGACATCACCATTCCAATCAACAAACATTTTATAGAATGGATAGTGACATGGTTTACCTTTGAGTTTCTCTATTGATTCTTCTTCAACACCAACCCAATCAATAGTACCACTTCTATTATTTAGAATCAGTCCATGGTCTTTTACTGCCTCAGACCAATGCATTCTAAATCTGTATCTCTCTTCTTTTACACGTGCTTCTTTTATAATTTCTTTGAAGTGGTCCATTTGATGTATGCCATCGTAAAGATTGATATAGATTAAATCTAATCCATTTTTCATTAAGTCACCTAGATACTTCGCAGTTAACTTATCACCGTTTGTATTACATTCAAGTGTTGCATGTGGTAAATGAAATCTAAATTCTCTAACAATTTTTCTGAAATTTGGATTGAGTAGATTCTCACCAAATCCACTGAATGATATTTTACCACTATAACCATTTGAACTTAATTCTTCTGCAATGATTTCTGCACCCTTTACAGTCATATGCAGATTTCGATTTGGAAAGACCTCTGGGTCATGTCGAGGACAGAATACACAAGTTCGATTACAGAGCTCAGTTGTATTAATCTCAACTGTTAGAATTGAATCTAAGGGGTCACCACCATTGGTATTTCTCCAGTGTTTCTTTTCTTGTTC